TCTAAATGAAATGTATATGCACTAACTTTCTTACCTAGTCTATGAGCGGCACACGCCACACTTAAACTATCAACACCACCAGATAGTAATACAGCAATTTCTTTATCTGGTACTTCTCTATCAATTACTTTTTCTATAATCTTATCTATCATTTTTCTTTTTAAATATCCTATTCCAATATATCAGGTGGAACATCTTTTGTCAAGGTTTTGTTTTTTAAATTTAAATCATCAAACATATTTTCATTTGGTTTATTATCATATGTTGGTAAAGTAACTTCTTTTTTCTTTTTAAAAATTCTATTCCAATTATCCTCAAAAGTTTTTTCATCAACCTTTCTCGGTCTTCTTTTATCTCCTTTTCCTGCCATTAGAAAAAATCCTCTAGTGTTGCTTGTGTTCCATAACTACCATCTATTTGCCAACGAATAATATCAGTAATAAATTTTAGTGGTTCTATAAAAGATTTTTCAAACTGAGTATCATAGTCTATAATATTATGTAAGTTTAGTTCCTCTGGTAACTTGGTCATAAATGATATTGATGTTGATTGATATGTGTTTGGTGTTTTCATATGTAAAAATTTAATCTTATCACCCTCTTGTATGTAAGGATATTTTCCTTGTAATTTTTTATCTTTAACAAGATGATTATATAATATTGCACCTTTACAATGTATGGGTGCTCCTTTCTTAAATAGATTATGTGATTCAGTCCACTTGTTTAATCCATTTACAGAGCGTGGGTACGCAACCATTTCTGGTTTTAGATTCATAAAGTCTTTTCTGAAATCTTGTATAAAACTATTTAGCACTTTTGAATCTTCATTCATTATAATTTTTAATGCATCTTTAATTTTTTCTCTACATGCAGCAGGGGTTGATGACTTTACAGCTTCAACACCCATAATTTTTAATTTAGGTTCTTTGTATCTAACACCTTCAATGTCATGTGAGTTTAAAATATATCTTTTCTTTGCAACCCAAATAGCTTTGTCAGCAATCACTTCCCTTTTCATCTGCATCTTTTGTTCATATGCATTTACATATTTAGCAAGTTCTTGATATGACTTGTCAATAAAAGGTTCAATCTTATCTGTAGCGACTTTGTCCAAGAAGTCAACGATTTTTCTTTTATCTTGTTCTCCTTTGAATACTTTGCTGACAAGTTTGTCAAAGCATATATACACCGAATCCGTATCGCTTGCAACGATGTAATCTTCTCCATCGGTTTCAAGTATTTTATTAAGATACCCATTAAGAGAATGTTCAATATATCTAATAGCAAATTGACCACTTGTAGTAATTGCTTCAGCAACCAAAATATTATAATACCTAAACCAATTATTACCAATAGCACCATATGCACTATTGAGAGAAATCTTTTTGGCCATTTGGATGTTATTAAATTTTGATATTGTTTTTTTAAGTTTGGGGTCTTTAGTTCTTTCATAATCTTTCTTTGCCTCCAACAGAAGTTGCTTAAACTTCACTCTCTCATCATACATCTTTTGCATGAGTTCAGGTAAGAACCCTTTTTGAGTAGTTTTGAACAAAGCACCATTTGGTGTTAGTGTTGCATCTTTTAGTATTGAAGTGTCTACCTCCTTGTTTAACATTTTATCCACAGTTATATCTTTTACTTTTTTATTAGCAACTAAAGTCTCTGGTGAAATATTATATTGCATAATCAAATGCGGATACAGAGAATTTAAATCAAAAGACATAACCCACTTATGTAAACCAACTTGTGGTTCTTTTACATAAGCACCTTCAAATCTTTCAGTCTTTTTTCTTTCTACTTTTTGTGGTATGACAATACCTTTTTTTCTTAATTCATTATAGATGAGTATATCCCAATATTTTACAGAACCTAATACATCCATATAATTTACTTTTGCATCATAGGCCATAGTGAGACATAACTCAATCAGTTTCATTTTATCTTCTAATCTATCTACTATCTCAACATCTTGTATATTATAGTCAATGAACGATTGAAAGTCCTTTAGATACCATTCTCGGAATGTTTCGTATGGATTGTCATCTTTACTCTCACCTAACTCAATAGAGGCGATATGGTCCAATCTGTAACTCTCACGACTGGTATATGTGAACTTTCTGTATAAGTCATAGAAATCTAAATGTGATACACCTTGAATATCATAGACTTGATGTTTTCTACCCATTTGATAAATCTCTCTATCAGAGACATTACCCCAAGGTGATAATTTGTTTATCTCATTTTCATCATATAAATTTTTAATACGATTACAAAGATATGGTATATCAAAAAATTCTGTGTTCCAACCTGTAATAACATCTGGTTGGTTCTTTTGCCAAAATGTTAGAAACTCTTGAATCAACATTTTTTCATCTTTACATTTTACATAAGTAACATCTTCTCTTGTATTTTTATACTCACCTGTACCCCAAACTAGTATCTGTTTATTTTGATGATTTTTAATTGTGATTGAAAGTAAAGGTTCTATTGCATTCTCTGGTTGTGGAAAACCATTTTCACATGCAACTTCTATATCAATAGTTACGACAAGAATCTTATCAATATCCCACTTCACATAATTAGGATAGTTATCTGCAATATAGTTATATTGAAATGTAGTATTACCAAAGACAAGATGTGGTTGGTCTTCATAAGACTTTAACCATTCTTTGGCTTCTTTTATTGTTTCATGTTTGATTGGGGTTACATACTGACCATCAAGAGTTTTATAATTAGTCTCTTTGATTACTTTACAGAATAGAGTAGGGGAATACTTAACCTTACGATTAACTCTTTCACCATTCACATATTCTCTAACAAGTAGAGTATTACCCCAAGGGGTTACATTAGTGTAAAATTGCATAATATAATTATATTAGGTTCAACAGTTTTTGTCAATAATTACTCACTCAATAAATCTGGTTGAGTAACATAATGTTTTTTTAATGTTTCAAGTTTGTCTTCTGCATCTGCCAACTTAACCATCTCTAAATCTACTGCAGCAACTAGGTCTGGGTGTTCACCAATACCTGCAGGATTTTTTTGATAGACATCTATGTTTGCTTTTGCAGCCGCAATCTCTGCTTCATATTTTTTTCTTAGTGCATCAATTATCATTCTGGCTCCCTATTGTCTTCATCATTGTCATCCCCTCTCTCTATATAACTAGAGAGTACAAATTTCCTATCGGGGTTTACTGCAACCTTAAATCTGGTTAACAGTTCCCTGTTTATTAAGAATGTACTTCTAGAATCTCTTGTAGTCAATCCTATAGGAACATCTTTATAAAGCGTGTTGTTAAATTTAATATCTACTAATACGATTGGTCTTTTATCTATCTGGTCTACATGAACAGGTCTAGATACACCAACAATATTGTTAGTAAATTTTTTACCATCTCTTTCCCACTTAGCCACTTTACCTTTTATTTCAAGTTTATCTACATGAAACATGGAAGCTCTAGTTCCATTACCTGTATCAAACTTAGCACGAAATGGGCCAAGACCTACTATCTCTAATCTCTCTACAAAACCAGCTGTTTGTGTAGAACCTACGAATCTACTTTTTACTTTTCCAACATGGTCTAATATTTTTTCAATCAATCTTTCATTAGTTGTATTCTCACCATCACCATTTCCAAAATTAGAGCCTATACCAGGTGAACCATTACACTCTAGAATATATGCCTTTCCATTTACGATTGTATGGTCTACACCAACCATGTATGCACCTGTTGTTCT